TGAAAAATCAAACAGAAAAGAGTCATACGTGATTAAAATAAGCTTTGTTTTCTTTTTAGTTAGTAGTTTGTTTATCTCTAATATCTTGAATATGTTTTCTTTAGTTTCTAGATTCTGAACAATATAGTTGAATAGCTTTAATTTATTCATATCAGGCAGCTTTTTTAAGATCCTTCCTGTAGGCAAAATAAGTGCTTTATGAGCATTATATTTTTTCCATTCCTGTTCTATAAATTGATTAAGAGATTTAAAGAAGTCAATATTTTGATATTGTTTTTCTATACCTCCGTAAAGCTGTTTAAACGTAATAGACTTAGATTCTTTATATTGCTCAGGAGTTAATTTATCTACATTAAAATATAATTTACCTAGATATTCATGCATAGACTCTTTAGGACATTCAAAACCAATTAATCCAGAAATAAGTCTTAAATGATACGCATCAAAATCAAACTCAACTAAAAAATCATTTTGAGGTATAAAACATTTTCTAAAATCTTGATCTTTAGGTATTGCTAAAAAATTAACCCCATTAAATGAATTAGTAGGTCTAGCAGTTAAATTATATAAATTATAATAAGAATAGATCCGGTCTCCTAATAAGGAATATTCTTTATGTTGAAAGGTAAACTTATCATGAAAGCAATTAAGATCTATTTTTATTCCAGTCTCTTCTACATGTTTATAAGCGTCAACTAGTTTATTTTGTAATTCAATATCCATTTCTAATTCAAAGTAGTCTTTAACTAATTGATATAGGCATTGGCATTTTTCATAATGTTTAGAAATGGGTATTATTTCATTTATAGTAGGTAATGCTGGATACTTTATATAAAAATCTTTATGCACGACTGTATTGCAATCAAAAGAACTATATTCATTATTTTTATCTAAACAAATAAATTGAACATCTACTGAATTTGAAAGATCTAAAAAGTAGGAATGTAATTTACTATCTAGTAGATATATCTTACTATGTTTTTGTAAAAAAGATTCAACTAATTTAATATCTAGTGAAAAACCCTCTTCATGATTAATAACAAATATATAACCCTTTTGAGAATTATTATAGTATATAAGACTAACTCTAGTAAGCTTTGGGTGGTAATAATCATTTGAAGTAACTACTTGAATAAATGCCTGATCAGACATTTCTAGCTTATCCAACTGTTCTTTATCTTCAATGATGAAATACATAACCTTTTATTTGAATCAAATATAACAAACTTATTTGATCATATATAAATTATTTACATAGTATGTCTTGCAAATTTTATGTAGTCTCCATCTATAAAATCTTTTATTCCTAAAAAAGTTTTATTTGCAGACTCTACTAATCTTTCATTTGTATCAATAATTCCAGCAGTTACATTGTATTGTGATGTTCTAGTATTTCTTAAAGGCCCAGTTATTTTCCAAAGTATTTGTACAGTTTGATAAATAGTGATATCGTAATCTGCAGTTCCATTTACTATGGAATTATATTCATCAGAAGATATTTCTATAACAAAACCTTTTTCATTTTCTTTTTTAGTAAAATATCTTATTAAATATCCTCTTTTATAGTCAGCTTCTGTTGGTTTTGGGTAAAAAGAATTTGGCTTACCAGAAATTCTATTTGAATTTAATCCTGTTTTAGAAGCTATATCTTTTTTCTGAGTATCTGATATATTCATACTATCTAAACCAGGCGCCGTAATATATTTAGGAATTCTTTTTAATTCTTTATTTTGTCCAGATTCGGGAGTAGCGCCTGAAAATACTCTGCCGTCATAAGCTTCATAATATTTTCCAGAATATGGTTTACCGTCTAAAGTAAATTCAGTACCTCCAGTATTTAAATTTGTCACTACTCTAAATGAAGGATAATATCTAATCATATATTATTAGATTTTATAAATTCTAAAATACCTTTTGCATAAGAAATTCTATTAGTTATATCAACTCCTGGTACTCCTTCAAATTTTGATGTCCATATATTTACGGCAAGACTTAATTGATCATCTTTTATCTGTTTTAAAGGATTTAGAGTAGAATTTTTATACGGACCCTTTAATTCTTTTTCTATTAAATATTTTATTTGTGTTTGTAAACTATCACCACCTGCTGATTGTTGATAACTAAAATAATTATTTTTTCTAGGTCCTACCCATTGAGCTATTCCATATGCTGTAATATTTTTTCCTTGGTATGTTAATTTTAATGGTGTGTAACTATCTATTAGTTGGCCTTTAGTAGATCCAGCAAAAATTTCTGTTTTTCCTTTTTTAGGACCTTCTAAAAATGTCTGTCCTATATTCCAAGCATTGGGATTTAATCCGGATTCTTGCATTAAACTACCTAATGCACCAGCTATTGCAGTATCTGATAATCCTAATTTTCTAAATTCAGAAACTGCTAATTTAATTTTATCGGCGTATTTAGTAACTCCAGTAGGTTTTATTGATTCATAATTTGGGTTAATTTCATTATTTTCACTTACTCTGAATGTTCTTGGTGACGTATCTAAAACTTGTGGTTTTCCTATAAATTCATTTTTATTTTTTAAAAATATCATATTGGCTTTAACACTAGTATTCCAACTATTATTTTCTAGAGTGTGTGATAATCCTATAATAACAAATCCTACTTTATTAAGATGATCTCTAGGAACTCCTTCAATTTCTCTTGTAGTATATGTATATGGAAGTAATTCTTGAGGAATAGTAAATCCTTGCATCATATTTAATCCACCTATACCATCTGTATTAAAATTAACTGAAACAGGTATCATAGCTGATGCTCTAGTAGGATAATCATCATTTTTGATTTTTGTCATCTTATCTATATAGTAATTTGTGGCATGAGCTACATTAGTTTCTGAAGGATTTATTGTACTATAGAATTCCATTATAGCACTATTGAATTGATTTGCAGAAACAATTATTGTATCTAAATTTGGTTTTGTTTCTGTTTCTACTTCTTGCCTATTAGTTATATACCTATCAGAATAAGATTCATTTATATATCCTACAGAATCTCCGTTAGTTGATAAAGTAGATTTATTTTTAAAATCAGGATTTGCAGATATAGCTAACATATTACTTAACTTACTACTAATTTCTGATTTTATTTCTATAGATTTAGCAATAGATGTCTTACCTATTAAAGGAATATTTGTTGTATTAGTTGTCGGTATTAAAAATTCTTTTTCATCTGGTGGTAGTAGTTGATCATCTACTATTTGAAGTGTATTTGATTTATCATTATAGGATAATCTAAAGATATTAAAATTACCCATAAATTTATTTAAATCAGATAATACTTGCTCTAAAAAAGGTTTTAAAAATACTTTATTTGTTCCGTCTTTAGCAGCAAATTGTTTAACAGAATCTATTAAATAATCTATATTAATTAATATATTCATTATTTTTCCTCTATAAGGATTTGTTTCCTTAAATAGCGGTAATTGACCTGAAAGTGCGTCTTCTTTTTCTGGATTAAATAATGGAGTAGAATCTTTACTTCCAGAAGTTGGTTGTATATTATCTCCATCAAGTATATTTTTATCAAATAAAGTTTTATAATCCATAAAATTACCTTGAAAAGGAATTAAAACTTTCCAAGGGTTAGTACTTAATTGATTATTATTACTCAAACAAAAATTTAATTCAGGATTAAAATCTATATAAACTAATGGAGTTTGTGAATTATCTTTTTTTGTATCATATATAGTACATATATTATTTAATATCATTAATAGTAAACCAAAAGGAATATATACTGGATGATTGGTATTAATTCCTTTGGTTATTTCTTGACTTATATTATAAGGTACTGTATAAGATTTTAAAAGTTCTTTATAATTTACGCGTTTTATATCTTCTATTTTTGCTGAATTTGACATTAGGCTTGAAGCAAATCCATATTTTGCATACAATTGCAATCTATTTCCTGTCGAATCTTTTATATTATCTTGTACTAAATCATTTATAAAATTACTAAAAATACCATTAGAAAATATTTGAGATAAAAATGTTTTTCCTTGTATTTCATCTTGTGGATTCCATAATTCATATGGATATACAGACTGCCCTATATCTAAAGAATCGCCTCTATTTTTAATAGCTTTAGTTAAAGAATGTACTTCTATAGTTCTCAATATAATTTCTAAAGCAGATTGATATTTTAATGATATATCTATTTGTGTATTAAGAGGATCTGCAGTATTATTTTGATCTTCAAGAAGTGTTGAATTAGTTACATTTTGTCTATTTAAATCTCTTAATTTTATAGATGTTGCATAAGGTGTTAATATTTCTGTATCTTTTGCAGGTTGCGCAGAACTAATAATACTACTGTCATTGAATTTTATTTTTATATTAGCAGATACATTAGTTGTTACACTTTCTCCATTTGGAAGTTTAAAAGTAGATTTATAAGAATACTTAGTCTGTAATTTAAATTCATAACTGAAAAATGGCCATTCATTTACCACACCAAACATTTCCGGAGTAAACTCTAGATTAGTATCTGAATATAAAATATCTCCATTAGAGATTATCTTTTTTATAATATCTCTTCTTTGAGTAGCTGACAACTCTAGATTTGCTTTTTTAGCAGTATTTTCATCTTCTATAATTAAATTAGGATCTATTTCTATAGTAAAATAATATGTTTTACTATATTTGTTTTTATATTGTATTGTGTATACATATTTTTGTACAGGAACAATATTTATTTCTTTATTATGAATTTCAGTTTCTGTATTAAAAATTATTTGATAAAAATCTTGATCTACAGGATACGACGCATTTCTTTTTTGTTTCAATCCTACAATATCTAATGAAATATCTGTATATTTTTGTTTTTTATCTAAAACTAAACTACTAGCCCCTATTATATATCTTTGCGATCTTTCCATCGCATAGTCTAATTGATAAAACTTTTTTTTATTTAAAGATGTATACTGATCTAAACTATCTATTTTAAAATCTGCAGATGAAGGAAATACAACTATACTATTCCCAGTTTTAGCAAGTTCCTCTCTAAGTCTTCTATCAGCTCTTTCGCTATCTAAATTATTATTAGCAAATGCTATAGTTTTTAATTGATCGGCTGTAAAAAATTTAGCTGGGATAACACCTGGAATATTTAAAGCCAATCCATCGACTAAATTAGCTAATATATCATTTGTTGGATCTGGTATAGTAGATAGTAAAGGATCAGGTGGAGCATCTACAGTTTGGTTACTTATCTGTATTAATGTATTATTAAGATTTATAATTTCCTCTTTTAGTAATCCTGGTAATACTCCTGGATTATTAATTTTTATAGAATCTCCTAAAACACCTAAACTCATTATTTTTACTAGGCAATCATATCCACCATCTTGATTATAAGAAAAATTAAAATTAGTAACTATTCCAAGCATGGCTTCGTAATTACCTTCAGAATCCCTTGAATTTTGTGTTATTTGATAAAAAATTTCTTCTTTATTAAGACCAGATTTAAATGGATCTATACTATATAACTCACTTGATTCTATTTTATTACTGTATGCTTTATAAAAAAATGTGTGCCCCCATTCTAAAAACATTGAGAAACCTAGTTTAAAATATAAAGCATCAATAATATCTAATTGATCTTTATCCCAACATTTAAAATTAATTGTTGCTGCTCTAACAGATCCTAACTTACCTTGAGTTTCAATACTAACATTAGTAATACCTGGCATTGGTTTATAACCATATTTTTGAATCTCATTATTTCCCAATATACCGTAAGCTCCATCTTGTCCCAGACCTGATCTTAGTCCATAAGAATTTGTATTTAGGTATTTTGATATACCTCCAAAGAGAACAAATTTTTTTGATAATTCTTCAGGATTTTTTAAAGTATTATCTCCTATTATAGTTTTAAAATATTCAAAATCAGATTTTTTGTTTATATTAACAGATGAAACTAATCTAACCCAAGCACTTTTATTTGCTAAGTATAGAATATTATCATTATCTCTTAAATCTTGAGTATTTTGATTAGATCTAGTATCTAATTGATTTATTACCCATTGAGGTATTTGAGTTCCTAATACATTAGATATTTTATCAGATGCCATAACTATCTTGTGTTATTTGTTAATTTGTATTGATTTAATATGGCTGTAATATCATTAGGAATACGAATTTGTAAACCCGGTTCTAAATATAAAGAATCTCCTGTAAGTGCATTTGCCGAAGCTATAATCCACCAGAAACTTGTATCTCCATAAAAATCAAATGCTAATAAGTCTAACCTATCTCCTAATGTAGCTATAATATAATTATCATTTTCTGATAAAGGAATTTCAGGATAAATATTATTTAAATAGTACTGATCTCCTTTATCTTGATACTTTGTTATTTGTATATTTTGGTATCTTGATTGCATTATTATATATTTAATTTAGGTATAGAAAGGAGACCACTCAATACTTCTTGTCTTTGCCTTTCATCTAAAGTATTTTCTTCAAATTGACGTTCTAGATTTACTCTTTCAGATATACTAGATTCTTTTACACTAAGACTTAATCTATTAGTTCCTGTTTTTATTATAAAATCTTCTTTTGTATTAGCTATTAAAGCTACATTTTCAGATACAGCTGTTTGTTCTGTTTGTGTAATTTCATTATCAGCAACTAATGGATCTTGATATGTTTTAGTACTTTCAACAATTCCAAATGTTGATCTTTTTGGAAGTATATCCATAATAGGTTTAAATGATATAGATACATCTACTACTTGAGGAAGTTGAGCAGAATCATCATCTAAATTAATTTCCCAAGGGGTAGTATTATCTATAGTAATATTTACATTTTCTAAAAATCCAGGGACTCTATATAAATAATCTCCTATAGTCATCCTAACTACCGGAGCTCTCATAATACCTTGCTTAGAACTATAATCAGGATAAACTTGGCTAATTAAATTATTTAATTTATTATAAAGGGGTTTTAATTCATCTTTAGATCCTACAGCTATCCTAAAAGAAAAACCTATAGTTCTATCAAAACCTTGATATGTATAAAAGTTTTCGCCTCTACCCATATACTTAAATGAATTTAATTGTGCTGAATTATTATCTGTTATTCCTGCTGTTAAAAATGCTCTAAAAAATATTGCAGTTGAATAATCTGGATTATCATTACTAATTGCTTCAAAAACAAATTTTATTATATCTTGAGTATTATCTTTATCTAATTCCCATGGAGCAGAATCATTTTTAAAAGCAAAAGGATATAATAGATTCATCTTATCTTTGTAAGAGCCTGCAGCAACATAGAATCTTTTATCTACTGTATTATTTCCCCAAGGAACATAACTTTTATTTAATTCAGGAATAGTGTTTCTAAAATCTTGTATATTAGTAGTAGCAATTCCATTTGTTATATTATTAATATCCTGAACTCTTAGTTGATCATAAACCATAGTTCTAGTAGATTTTAATCTAGTTGTATCTACTACTCTCTTAATAGTTGTTACACCAACTCCATAAGTAGAACCAGGTCCACCAAGATATTGGAACATAAGATTTCTATTTAATGATATCCCAAGAGTATTAATTAAATTAATATCAGGAATATTTCTTATGTCATTAAACTGTGTTGGTCCAGTAGACATTTTTAATGCTGTTAGATTTAATAATCTATTTGTAGCTCCACTATTATTTATATTTTGAGCATCTACTATAGCATAATAATTTTTTTGAAATGGATTAAAAGGAACTATTCCATGTCTAATAGCATGGACTCCTGTACCTTGCACTCCTACTTGAGCTAAAGTATTTTTTCCTAAATTATAAACTCTTGTATTTTCTAATAAACCTGGAAGAGGGTTTGATTGATTAAATCCTACTAATGTATTACCTGTTTCCATTTTAGGATTAGATAATTGTAGACCTACTTGTTTATCTATAAATGCTTTTCCTCTAGGAGCATCTTCAAAAAATTTTTTTATTCTTGATTTATCTATTTGACTAGATAGTGTAAATGTTTGATTTCCTATTTGAAAATTTATAGCACCACCTCTAATAGGAAAATCTAAATTACCAGTTGAGTTAATTCTATAAATAGGATTAGTATTTCCAGCTCCTCCAATAGTATCAGGATTTAATACTACTAAATTTGCGGGCGGTATATTAGTTTGAATATAAGGTTGGCCAGATGAACCACCTCCTGGTCTATCAGATCCGTATTTTAAACTTTTTAAATTTGTCCTTAAATCTATTAGTGGCATTTAATTTAATTTATTTTATCCTCCAGAAGTCTGGTATTTCATTTCTCCTGTTGCAGCATCATAGTATACTTGATCTACTACTACGTCTCCTACAGCTTTTCCAGTAATAGGAGTAAATTTGAAATTATTATTTACAACGGTCGTAGGAGCTCCCATTTTCATTTTATTTGATGTATCTGTAGCAGTTGTTGTTGCTACTACCTCTCCTCTTGCTTTATTATCTCCTACTGAAATTCCTCCGGCACCCATTGATTTAATTTGAGCTCCCATATTTTCTGCTCCAGATTTTATACTATCAATAAATTCATCTGGTATTTGACCTAGCGCGACGTAATCAAGTCCTTCTAATATATAGTATGCTGCTTTTCCAATAAATTCAACTGCTCCTGCAAAAAAGTCTCTAACACCTTCAATAACTTTTTTTATATTTTCAGGTTTAGAAAGATAATCCATAAAGCCCTCTATTTTATCTATAATACCAGATTTTTCTATAAAATCAGCAAAAGATTGTTTTATTTTATCTAAAAATGATGCAATTTTTTCTTGTGCAGATGCATTAGTTAGCGATTGATATGCCTCCTCTCCTACTAATCTTGCTATTTCCTCTCTTGATTTTCCTTGGGCTTTTAATGCATCTACTTTAGCTTGTGCATCTTTAAGATCCTTAGCTCCTAATTTAGAAAGCATTTCTTGCTGCTTTAACATATCTGCCATCTCATTTCTACTCATTCCCATGGCAGCAGCAATAGATTCTTGCTGAATTCTATTCATGTTTAGAAAATCAGCAGAATTACCAACTTGTTTTGTTATTTCTGCGGCAGCAGTAGCTAAATCATTATTTAAAAATGCTTCACGAGCTTTAGTTAAATTAATATCTTTTCCTGTTAATAATTGGGCTTCAAATTCTTTTGATATTGATGATTCGAAATCTAAGAAGGAATCTGCAATTCCGTCTAATTGTTTTAATTCTAGACCCATTGACTTAACTGTAACAAGTGACTTAGTTAATTTTTCTGGGTACTTTGCAAATGATAATCCTAATACGCCTCCTAATGAAGAAGCTTCTTTAAGAATTTTTTGATATTGAAAACTTATTCCTGTTGCCTGTTTTAATCCTACTACTTGAGATAATACTGATTTTGTTAGGCTTTCTGATGATTGTTTTGATATTGTAGAAGCCTCAACTATTCCTTTTCTAGTTTCTAAATCTAAACCAGCAATATCTTTTAATTTAATATCAGTGGCTAATTGCTCTTTAGTTAATCTATTTGTAACTCCTAAAGCGTCGGCTAATTCCATTTGGGATTCAACCATTTTTTGAGAAGTAACAAATAAATCTCCTGATGATACACTTAAGTCAGCATATTCCATTTTAAGTTTCCTAGCTTCATCTGTTGAAAGATTCATAGCTCTAGCAAACTTAACTGTTTTATCTTGTATTTCTAATATATAATCAAAAGCTGCTTTTAATCCTTTAACTAAACCACCTATAGCAGTACCAATTATTGGAATTAAAGTTAGTGGATCGGAGAACATTTCTTTTATACCTCCGCCGGCTGCTTTTCCTAAACCTTTTAATTTATCACCAAAAGTTAATTTTTTATTTTCTTCTTGAAGATCTCTGGCTTTTTCAACCATTTCTCCGTAATACTTATCTCCTATACCTAATTTATTTGCAAAAAATCCTAAAGCCTTTCCAGATATTCCTATACTCTTTGATATTTCTTTTTCTATATCTAGTTCTTCTTGTAATAGATCTTTAGTTTTTAAAGCTTGTTTATTTGCTTCTATTGTGGCCGCGTATCTTCTTTCATCAATGTTTAAACTAGATTCCATTGATATTATCTGACCATCTAAAGCCGTTAATTGCTGTCCTAAACTATTAATTAGTGATCTATTATTAGTTAATCTAGCTCTTTGAATATCATTTTCAAGTTTTTTTCTTTGCTCAATACTAGTAAGATAGTTTTCTGCATTTTGTTTTTCTGTAGATGATAAAGACTGTTCAAATTGTTGAAGTTTTGCAGAAGTAAGAACTTCTTTTTCTTTTGCTTTTTGAAGCTCTTTCTGAATCTCTTTGGTATTAATTGTCTCTTTATTAAGAGCTTTTACTTTAGCAATAGAAGTTTCTCTTAAATCATTAATCTTAGTTAATAGATTAATAGACTTATTTAATTCAGCGTTAGAATCTTGTTGAACTCTTCTAGAGTCTCTTATTGACTGCTCTAATTCTTTACCTATATCTAGTGGATCTGCCATTTATTAGTATTACCTACAAATAAATATTTACTTTTTAGTTTTTACTTTAGACACAAAGGTACTTTCTTCAGATTTAGATTTTACAAAATCTGGAATCTTTAACTTATTAGGATCGGTCTTTTCTGTTATCTTCTGTCTTGATTCATTACGTACCTCTTCAACTTTTTCAAGATATTCATTGATTTTTTTTAGATTGAATCTACGTTTAGGAACATCCATGTTCCAGACTTCAGAGTAAGTGAAGCCACCTCCGCCATGGTAGGTGAGTTCAAATACCTCTGTCATAAATTGGGCTCTATACTCCTGTGGAGGGAAAAAAGAATTCGGCCGTCATTGGCAGGCCTGTTGACACCTCCGTACTGTCCTTTAGAATAAACATAACATTCATATCAATATCTGGGGTTACCTTTTCAATCTGCCTACGAAGCTCTATTGCGTCTCTGGATAGTAAATATCCTTGATCGACAAAGTCTCTAACTGTTTTTGTAGAATAGTCTCCATTAATAGAAAGGATCTGATGTTTTAATCTAGTTGAAATTAAGCCGGCTTCTTGACCTACCATTTTTTTCATACCTTTGATCTCTTCATCAATTTTTCTGTCTTCAGCTACTGAAAGTACTTTAAATGTGACAGTATTTTTTGAGTATGGTAATACGAAGGTAAATTCATTCTTGTTATTGAATAGGGACTCATCTAATGGCTTATATTTAAGATCTTGAAGATCTACATTCACTACTTCTTCCTCGTCTGTATTCGAGTTCTTGTACTTAAAGGAGTAGTCTTTACCATAAGCTAGTATTCTAGCTGCAATAAGAAGACCATTTCTATCACCTAAAGTGAGATCATCATAATTAATAGGA